AGCCTGTCGCTCACTCGCCAGTCTCGTCAGAGCCGTCATCGATGGCCCCCTGAATCGCCGCCTGTGCGCCTGCGCCAACCGCTTCGTCAAGCTCAGCCTTACGCTGCTTCAGGATTCGGCGGATGTCGGCTGGCGAATGGCCGGCCTGCTCCAGCAGGTACTCGAACGGGTAGCCCATTTGAGACTTCTTCACGAGCGCGTCAGCAAGCTGCGCTTCGGAACGAATCTCACGCGACTGCCACACGATCTGAGCCAGGCGTGCCTGCTCCGCAAGCTTCTTGTCACCCTCCACGAGAGCAACCAGCCGCAGCAGTTCACGCAGTTGAGGGTCAGTGAACGTAATGAACTCGTCAGACTTGTTGACAAGCCCGATCTCGGACGCCTTCAGGCCCTCCGCGTTCACGTTCGACATGCCCGTCTTCGTCACCAGGTACGTCGGCGGGGTCTGCGTCTGCGCGAAGATATGGCCGACGGCGATCTCAATGGTGTCCGTGAAGATGTCCAGCTTCGCCGCAGACCACGAGTCGATCGAGGCATGCTCACCAGTGACCGCGATAAGACGCTTCTCACGCAGATCCTTCATCTCGACAGGGCGAGAACCGATGACCTTGCCCTCGTTGTCCAGAATGGGAATCTGGGGCGGCTCCGCACCGAGAAGAACGCGCGCATCCATCGACGCGTAGTCCGCGGCGAGCATCAGATACGCCCACATCAGGTTCACGAAATCCTGCATGGGCATGACGCCCTGAATCTCCGAACGCGGGTCGCCCTTCAGCGTCGGACGGTTCGCGATCTCCACCACAGGGACGACACCCAGCGGGTTCGGGATGACCCATTTCTCACCCTCGGACTCACGAGGAACCCACCCACCGTCCTCAGCGCGCCCAGTACGAGACTGAAGCGCCTGCGACTGCCGGTCCTGCTTGGGGTTCGGACGCTTCCGCTGCCACTTGAACAGCTCCCCCGGCGTGTAGAGGGTCGCGTACTCAAGGTCTTCATCCACCCACGTCTTCACCGCGGCGGAACGCAGACGAGGGTTCTCCCAGTCGTACTCAATCTCCACGTTCGACGGGTGCTCAAACGTCACCAGCGGCTTACCCGAGGAGTCAGCCCACACGATCGCGAACGTCCGCTTAGCCGTCAGCGACGCAACCACACCCTGCGAGAACTGCGAATCGAACTCGTTCATCTGCAACGAGTCCCACAGCTTCGCGCCGGCACGCTTCGGAAGGTTCGCAATCCCAATCGGCTTCAACCGCTGGGCCTCCGCGTTGACAACCGTCGCACACCAGTTGTCCGAGAACCCGGCATACCGTGCCGCGTTCTGCTTCCGCCACTCAGCAGTCGCGAACGACAGAGGGTGCTCGCCGTTGTAATACGACTCCGCCTTGTCGATGTCTGAACGACGGTTGTTCAACCGGGTGTAGATCCGCTGCGTGAGCTTTCGGGCCGCTTCCACGTCCATGCGACCCCCTGGGGCTAGGTATAGATGAAGTTGTCTGAGGTGGTGAGGGCGCCGTCAGCAATCGCATCCATCACGGCCTCGTGCGCCAGCACAGAGGACATGGTGAAGTCGATCTTTTGGTGCTCCTCGGGCTTCCCGAGGATGTACTGCCGCTGCTTAGTGAGCGGGTTCAATGCTCGAGAGCGAACGATCGCATTTCGGATGTGGGTGCCGACTCGGATATCACCGTCATGGGTGAACCCGGACTCGGCGTTGTAGACGTCAGTCTGGAAACGGTCCAGTGCAGCGTGCATCTGAGTGATCCGGTTCGTCGCCCACTTGACGAACACCTTCTCGCCGAACTTCGACGCCCACTCGTCAATCTCCGACTCCCAAAACAAGGGGTCGCAGTAACCACGCACGATCTCGAACCCGCTCGCGAGCTCACCGACCGCCGCATTCACCTCAGCGCGAGGGATACGGCCGTTCCAATCGCCCGGCTCCCACAGCGTCGCCAAACGCTTCTCGCCGTAGACGGGCGTGAACTGGTGCTTGTCAAGGGTCTCGAGGCGGATGCCGGTGAAGTCGTCGTTGTCCGACCCATCGAACCCCAGGCACACCTTCGTCCGCGGAGCGACAGTGATCGGCGGGTCGGCCTTACGGGCATCCCACTTCGGCATGTCCATCCACGAACCCGAACCCGACACGACCCGGTTACCAAAGAACCGTTCCGCATCAGCAGGGTCCGTCTCGAGGAGTTCAGCCGCCTCCGCTTCGATCGCGTTTACCGACACCCACGGCGCCGCGCGATAGTTGAAAGCGAAAATCTTCAACCGTTCAGACTTCTTCTTGAAGTCCAGGTCAGCCGGCGGCTGCTGGAAGTCCTTGTTAATGTCCTTCGCCTTGGACTCGTAAGTCTGCTGCGCCGTCGAGTTCTCAGCCGGATTCCACGAGTTCGTCGTCTCAATCGAACGCCCACCCATGCCGGCCAGACCGCGACGCTGAGTCCTCGAGAGCTTGTGGCCCCCATTGGTCTCCAACCACAGACCCGTCTCATCCTGAGCCGCAAAAGTGATGCGCTGACCAAGACGAGACGTAGCCTTCGACGTCACCGCATCAATACGGCCACCACCAGGCAGACGAATGAACTCCTCGCCCGTCTTCGTGATGAGATCCGCCAGCGGCCCCTTGTCGATCATCGGCCGCAACGCGTCATACGTGTTGTCCGTCTGATCCTCGGTCGTCGCCGTGATCTGAATGAGCGGCGTCGCCCACGGGCGCCCCATCGGCTCGCCACGGTCATACTCGTACGCCTCGAACACGCCCTTAGACGTCCCCCAGCCACACCCGCAACCGAACACGCGGCAGTCGTAAATCTCGCCACCGTCAGCGCGACGATCAAACACGGTCGGCCCAACACCCTCAGCACACACGAACGACGCAACCAGCGGAGACTTGCCCCACTTCTGCGCCCGCACAAGCTGAGACCGGCGATACACGAACGCGTCAACGGGCTTCACGATGCGGCGGCGCTCGACATCCGCCCGAACCCGGTAGTGGTTCGCGACAAACGCGAACTGCTCCGAACCCAACTCGAACGGACGCCCAACATCATCACCATCAGGGATGACACAGTGAGCCTCAATCCAAGCAGCGACAACCCCTAGAGTGTCAACCGTCTCCATTGACGGCCTTCAACCGGTTCTTCATAGACGACGACCGCTGGGGCTCCTCCCGGTGCGCCGCGAGCTCGTCAACAGCAATCTTCCAGCGAAGCTGACCCATACCAATGGTCGACAGCCCCAGTTCGGCTTCCTGCCGCAGCACCGGAGTCATCCACCCAACGGCGGCATCATGCGCCGTCGCCTTCAGGAAATTGCGGACGTACGTCGCGACCTGATTCTCAAGCCCGAGCTGCGACCACATGAACGCCTGCGGCTTCACCCACAGCGCGTCCCACAGCGCAACCTCCGCCTCGAGCGCTTCGGCCAGCGGAAACGCCGGCACATCACCCGTAAACCCCTCAGCGGGAAGGGAAACCCAATCCTTGTCGTCCTTCCGATCACGCCGAAGCGCATTCGGGTCAGGAGCAGGGCCACTACGAGCCCGAGCGCCACCACTGGTCATATCTCCACGTCCTCAGCATCACGCTGCGCCGCATCACGCGGTCGACGAACAATCGAACACCCCTACGAAACGAGGGGCCTGAGCAATGTTTGAACCTGCCTGACGCTATTTCGACCTCCCCGGCGGTACTTTGCCGGGTTGAGATGAAGGGTCTCCCCCCACCCCTTGACGTGGTGATTCGAACATCTGTTCAGGTGTGCCATCCACCTGGCTGATGCTGTGCTGTCTCACTGTCATGGTGTGGTTTACACAAGCCACGTCCACGTGCAGGGTCGTTGGGGTTCATGCCACGCTCGAGTAGTTCTTTGCGTGACAAGGGATAGTGGTCAGCAACAGTGGAGAAGTTGATGCATCCGGGGATGACGCAGATGGGGTCTCGTGTGAGTACCGCAGCCCTGAAGGCTTGGTGTCCACGGGTGTTGTAACCCCGGTCCCGTGCTGTACCCCTAGCCCTGTCTGCTTCACGCCTGTGTGCGGCGCAACGTGACCCCTCGGTGGAGGGGTAGATCGTTGGGCATCCAGGCTGTGAGCACACGCGCATGGTGTACCTCGGAGGTTCAGTCGAAGGGAATTGTGCGGTACTGACCGGACTTGAACCGGCGACCTCTGCCGTGACAGGGCAGCGCTCTAGCCAACTGAGCTACAGAACCAGGCGCGTACAACAGAGGATTCGAACCCCCGCCCGTCTCCGGGCTATGGCATCCCTAAGCCATCCAGGCCATTCCAGGAGCGCATGGTGTGTGCCCCCATCAGCCAGGACATCATGTACGCATTGCATAGTCGCACCGATCTGGACATGGGCGCGAGTATGCGTTTGAACGCGCGGACTCTAATACGGGCCTTCCTGTCAGCCCCGTGGTGTGGTTTGCGTCGTCACCGCGACGAGATAGACGAGAACCCCCTCAGATCAATCGTCGATCAATTCCTTGCCGGTCGCGCAACATCGACACCTGAGCCATAAGAGGTTGCAGCGTAACGTCCTGAACGATGTTCATGGTCGAGACCAATCCGCCCGCGACTGCCTCTCGCCGCTTTCCCCATCCCTCACGGATCAGGTACTCCGCGAGGGAGTCCGGATCTGATGTGCCCGCCTTGTGGATCGCGCGGGCCAGGTCTCTACGCTCCATGCTCATGCGTCAAGCCTCTCAGTCATCGTCATCTTCCGGGACTGTTGCCGATTGCCGGTCCTCAGTGAGAGCCACATCCAACAGGCCACGCTTCATCACCCACGACATTTCGGGCGACGACAACACACCCACGGTGGATTGCCCGTCCTGCTCGAGCTCAGGTGACAGTCGGTGGCTGATAGCACCCAGGCTTCTACATACGAGTCGGGTTCAACTTTCTCGTAGTAGGTGCGGACCGCTGCACACAGGTCGTCGTATGCGCTACTCATCGAATCGCACCGCCCGCCTGAACCATCGACGCCACTGCTTCTTCGCGGCCCCGTTCACACACCTGTCACAGTCCGGTTCGGGGCACCGTTTCGCATGCTGACCGTCGCGGATGGGTTCGCCACGGTAGTTGCGGCGGCGTGTGTCACTCATCTCGCGTATGCCCACCAGTAGCGTTGCCCGTCCGCTGTGGTTCCACGGTGCGGGCCGGCGTGACCGTCTGGCTGGTTCAGGTCGCAGGTGAGCGCGTCAACGTTGAGGACGAGTGTGACCGTGCAAGTTTCCGTGTCCGTCACAGTTAGCCCTCACCCTCAATACTGTTCGCTTCAGCTTGTGGGCTGGGGTCGGCCTGTCCGCTCACCAGCCGGCCGATACGGGAGTCGATGTACTCAGCCCGAAGGTTGCAGCACTCGTCCGACTCACACCGGCACATCAGGACTCCTCAGCGATGAGGTACCGGAAGTCGAACACCCGGTCAGCAACCTCATGGAGCCGTTTCCAATACTTCGTGCCATGGTGGCCGCAGTATCCGAGCTCGTGTTCACCGATCTCGACGAACACGTACGCTTGCGCGCCGCACTCTTTCCCGTCACACCGTCTAGTCGCATCAAGCATGGCGACACCGCCCTATTGGGGTCTGGGTACTAGTGGTTCGCGGCCCGGAGGAAACCAATCAGCCTCGTCTTGTGCGATCGCTCGAGCCCACGTGTATGGGCGGGGGAACTTCGGCGGGAAGCACATGGAGCATTCCGGGGGTGCGTTGCGGGTGATCGCGATGTTTGCTTCATCCACGTAGAACCGGGTGTCCGCGTGACAGATCTCAGCGGCGCACTTGTAGCAGCGTTGTTTCGCGGGTTCACCGCACACCCAACAAGCCATCAGAGGACCGTGAGTGAGGACAGGTCGAAACCGTCCTCCGTTATGTCGAACACCAGCAGGCCCGCGTCACTGTCGCCGGCACCAATGTTCCGGAACCAGGACGAACCGTTGTCGGTCGTCGGGGCTTGGAGCCACCACTTCGGTTTCCCTGTGACCGGGTTACGGCCCGAGGGGATCACGGTGAGGTGGTGGTAGTGGCCGGTGAGGAGGATGTCAGCGGTTGCGGTGGGCATCCCACCGTGCTGCTGCTTCTGCCACCATGTGACCGCCTGACCAGTGTTGAACTGGTTCCCGTGGACCACACCTAGACCGGTGCCGAGGACGTCGATGACGACGGACTCGTTGTACATGTCGGGGTAGGTCCAGTGGGCGTCGATACCGGACGCGTTGGCTAGTTTCTCAACCTGCCGGTGCACGAATATGCCGAGGTCGTCGCCGGGGCGTCCGAGCTGCTGCTTACCGGACCGCCACTGTGTGTGATTCGAGGGAATACAGACCACATCGACACGACCGTGGCGTTGCATGACCTCAACGAACCGGTACACCTCAGTACCGGCCAGGTCCATCTGCTGCGCCAGGGACAGGTCGTTGGTGAACATCGGGTTCCCACCCGACTCGAACCCCTCGAACAGATCCCCCACCTCAGCAAGCACAGTCGCCTGCGGCTTCCGTGCTTTGAGGTGGGCGGCAAGCCGTTCCCTCATCCCCGCCAAACGGTCAATGAGTTCCGGCGTACCGCCCCTGTGGTCTACCTTGCCCGCTTGGACGTCCGAAAGAGCGACGATGGTTACTCGGCTTGTGGCCGTAGCCCTGATGGGCTTTCGTGGTGCTCGTCTCGCCTCGGCGTAGAGGGCAGGGAGGTCAATGGCGTCTTCTTCGGGACGGATCAGTTCCGTCTGGAAGAAGAACGAGTAGGTGTCTTCCTTGTCGTGGAACGTCTTCGTCCACTGGGCGATGCGCCCCACGATGCGGAAGTTAGCGGAGTCGAACCCGGCGAGCTCGAGGAGCTGCGCGTGGTCGGTGATCTTGGTCCGGACGGGACCGGTCGCACCTTCACCCTTGCCGGTTTCGGTGTCGTACTCGGCCCGCTTCTGATACTTCGTCGGGACGGGCACGGGGGCGTCGTTGAGGCGGTCTGTGAGGCTCATGCGAGACCCCGCTTCACACGCCACGCCCGAAACGCCGTGTCCGACATGTCAGGTGCACCCTCGGAAACCAGTTCCTTCAACAGTGCAACATGACCCCACTCGGGGTTCGCTGCGGCTGAAATGATGACTGTCTGCTCACCCTCGGGGCGAGACTCCAACCACACGTCCATGACGGAACGGCCGGGCCGGTACTTCGCTGGCGGTGCGGCGAGACGATCGATGAGTCCCATGGTCGCTCCCAATGGGTTGGGTGCACACTCCCCCCGGATTACGCAGGGGACGCGTACACAGGGAAAGTGAAAGGGTGAGAGCCTGACCCGGTTGTGTCGGGCCAGGCTCTCGCACGCCACGGCGTGTTTGTTGATGCGGCCGGCTGCTACGTCGGCCTTCTCGAACCCGTTTCGGCG